CAAGCGTCTGGGAGATCGGACGCGACAAAGACCACGGGCAGCACCCGACGCAGAAGCCTGTGGAATTGTTCGCCATCCCGATCAGCAATCACCTTGAGGTCGGCGAGATATGTTACGAGCCTTTCGCGGGCAGCGGCTCGCAGTTCATCGCGGCTGAGCAGCTCGGGCGGCGGTGCTTTGGGCTGGAGATCGAGCCGCGTTACGTGGATGTGATTGTCAAGCGGTGGGAAAAGTTCACGGGCCGGAAGGCGAAGCGGCGAAGCGGGGCTTCGCCCGTCGACGGGAATCGACGGGAGTCGACTGGAGTCGATTGATGGCGCAGAAGGAAAAAGAAATTGATGTGATGAAGCTGGCACGCGGCCAGCGGCATATCGCTCTGCTCAAGCGCGTCGAGGCGGGCAAGACGCTGTCGGTGAAGGCAATGGCGGAGCTCGAGGAGCTGGAGGCGGCCTGGAAGGCGAAGAATGCGCCGAAGCCGAAGCCGAAGCCGCCGACGACGGAGAAGCGTCCGCGACGGCGGAGTCTCAGCCGGAAGTACCGGGACCATCTCGAGCAGGTCGCGGCGATCTTCGTGGCCTGCAACGAGAACGCTTTGCAGGCGGCCGAGCAGGTGCGTGAGCGGATTCCGGAGCTGCCGCGTTTCTCGGATCGCGCGTTTTTCCGATGGGCGGATAATGGGCAGTGGCAGGTGGAGCTGAAGGCGGCCCGCGAGAATGCGAAGTTCGAGAAGGAACTTGCGGCTGCGAAGCGCAGCAAGAATTTTATCCGGTGGGCGATGGAGCGGGTGATCGAGCTGAAGGCCGAGCACGAGCAACTGCGAAGCGAGAACGCAGAGGCGGGGGCGGCGAAGCGTAAGGCAGAAATCAACAGTCTCGAGGTGCGTATTGTCAAATTGAATGAGGCAATGCGGGCTGAGGAAACGCACCTGGGCAGGCTGGAGCGGAAGCTGCTCGACGGCACGGACGAAGTGAGTGTGACGGTAACTTTTCAGGGCAGAGCCGATGAAACAGAGTCCGCGAAATAAGATGATGGCGTGCTCGTGTCAGAAGGGACACAGGCGGGACGCCTGTGCTACGTTGCTGGACAAGCGCGAGCGCGCGCGGCGCAAGCGGATACGAAAAAACGGATCAACGAGATCGACTGGAGTCGATTGAAGTCGACTGGAATCGATGACGATGACGGCGACGAGGACGAACGAAGCGTGGGATTGAAGCACACGGAAAAGCAGATGGCCGGCTGGAAGTTGCTGACGAGCGGCGACAAGACGCGGATCTTGTTCGACGGCGGCGCGCGGTCGGGCAAGACTGTGCTGGTCATCGAGTACATGATCATGCGTGCGCTGCGGTTTCCGGGGTGCCGGCAGCTCATCGTGCGGCGGCATCGGGTGCATGCGTACGCGTCGATCTGGGACGATACGCTGCGGGATTATCTCAAGCAGCACGTTGCGGGTGCGCTATTCGAGCGGAGCACGAGCCGGATGCTGTGCGTCACGTTCCGCAACGGCAGTCAGATCATCGTCGACGGCCTGGATAACGAGGAGCGCGTCGATAAGCTGCTCGGGAACGAGTACGCCACGGTGTTCGTGAATGAGGCGCGGCAGACGACGTGGCGAATGGCGCAGATACTGATGACGCGGCTGGCGCAGAAGGTGGAGGATTCGGCGGGCGGCCTGTGCGTGCCGAAGCTGATTTTCGATACGAACCCGGCAGGCCCGAAGCATTGGCTCCATCGGGTGGCGGTCGAGCTGATGTGCGCGGACGTGGCGGAGCCGCTGCCGGATGCTGATAATTGGGGGCGGCTGAATTGGTCGGCGTACGATAATACGGAGCATCTGCCTGCATCGTTCGTGGCGGCGCTGGAGGCGCTGCCGCACGTCGAACGCGAGCGGATGCTGCACGGGCGATGGGTGCGGAACGAGGGGCTGGTTTATCCGGACTTCGATTCGTGCCTGGTGGAGGATGGCCGAACTCCGGATCGCAGGGTGATTGATGCCAAAGTCATTCGGCGCGAAGGCAACTGGTACGGCGGGATCGACTGGGGCTTCAACAATCCATTCTGCGCGCTGGTGGGCGTGCTGGACAAGGACGACGTGCTGTGGGTTGTGCGCTGCCGGTATCGCAAGCGGACGACGCTGGCAACGCACGCGAGCAAACTGCCGCACGATGTGACGTACTATGCCGATCCGTCGGGCGCGGATCAGATCGCTGAGCTGCGGCGCGCGGATCATGTGATCCGCAAGGCGCCGAACTCGATCCCGGCGGGGATCGCGGCGGTGACGGCTCGCATGCGCGACGGGCGGCTCAAGATCATCAAGAGCCCGCAGATGCAGCCTCTGTTGCAGGAGGCGTACGGCTATGCGTATCCGGAGGATCGCGACGACGAGCGCCCGGAGGATAAAGACAATCACGCGATGGACGCGCTGAGATACCTGGTGGCGGGGGTGGATCGCGGCAGGACGGCACTGCTCTGGGAAGATGAAGCCGACGATGAGACAGAACCATCGCCCGACGAGGCACAGAAGCGATACGCCCCGGCCACTGCCAGGAAGTCGCGCACGCGTGAGGAGCGGCTGCCGGACGGGCACTCGATGATCGACAGCGACAAGGACTGGATGCATCGCGACAACGAGGCGCTGTGGGAGGACCTATCGTGACGTTCAGGCGACGACTTGCGCGGCTGGGGGATTGGCTGTCGGAGAAGGCGGCGATGCCGCCGGTGGGCGTGCCGAGCGGCGGCGGGGGCTACACCGATTTTTACCAGCGCTATCGGCGGCCGACGGATCAGAAGCTGCTCGACGAGTATCAGCGGACGGCGTTCGCCTGTGCGCGGATCAATGCGAATGCGGTGAGCGCGACGCCGCTGAAAGTTTATGTGCAAACGAACGCGCGGCAACTGCGGCCTCGATGCCTGACGCGGCGGTTGTCACGGGGCGAGCAGAAGGCGCTGCGGGGCCGGGCGGGCCTCGAGCATCGGCTGGCGAAGGCGATGGAGATCGAGGAGGTGCTCGACCATCCGCTGATCGATCTGCTCGACAGGGTGAATCCGTTCATGAATCGGGTGTCGCTGATGCAGCTCACGGATTTGTATCAGGAGATCCTGGGCAATGCGTACTGGCTGGTGGTTGTGGATGCCCTGGGAGTGCCGACCGAGTTGTGGCCGTTGCTGCCGCAGCACATGAGATTGAAGCGGTCGAAAACCACGGTCATCGATCACTATCTTTACGGGCAGGGGCCGACGCCGCAGCGATACGAGCCGGAGGAGATGATTCATTTTCGATTTCCGAATCTGCGGGATCCGTACGGCGAGGGGATGCCGCCGCTTCTGGCGGCATTCGAGGACGTGCAGGCGGACGGCAAGCAGATCGCGCAGGACAATGCGATGCTGGACAATCGGGCGCGGCCGGACGCTGTGATTTCGCCGGACGAGCCGATGGGCCCGAAGGAGGCGGAGCGGCTGGAGCGGAATCTGCGTCGCAAGTTCAGCAAGGGCGGCACCGGCGGCGTGTTGGTGGCCGAGAGCGTAATGAAAGTGACGCCGCTGACGTTCCCGCCGAAGCAGTTGGAGTCGGTTGCCCGCCGGAAACTGAGCAAGGTTCAGATAGCGAACGTTTTCGATGTGCCGATGAGCCTGCTCGAGACGGAAAACGTGAATCGCGCGAACGCGGAGGCCGGGCACTACCAGCATGCGCTGATGTCGGTGCGGCCGCGCTGCAAGATGATCGAAGGTACGATCAATGAGGATCTGTGTCCGCGATTCGACGAGCGCCTGTTTGTGGCGTTCGACGATCCTGTGCCTGAGAATCGGGAGCAGCGGCGGCTCGATCACGAGATGCAGTTGAAAAATGGCGTGCAGACGATCAATGAGGTGCGGCAGGATCTGGGCCTCGAGGAGGTGCCGTGGGGTGAGGAGCCTTACCTGCCGATGAACCTGGTTCCGATCGGGATGGCCGGAGACGACGATGGCGACGGCGACGGCAATTGATGAGTTGGTAGCACGGCCGTCTCGGCTGTGGGACACAGGCGGGACGCCTGTGCTACTTTCGGGCGGGACGCCCGTGCTACGGATCAAACGCAATCGCGTGCGGCGGATGCCGCGCGGCGAGCGGATGCGCAAGAACCTGCAGAAGTTCTTCCGGGGGCAGCGGCGGGAGGTGCTGGCGCTGATCGAGCGGAACAAATCGGTGCAGAAGGGCGTGGGGCGGGTTTTCGTGGCGCTCGAGAAATGGCTGACGCACAATGCGTCGCGGGAGTTGCAAGATGAGCTGTGGGATAATCGACCTGTTGTGGAATTGTACGCCGCCGAAGAGGGGCGGGCGGTTCTGGGCCGGGTGGGCGCGAGCGACGTGGTGTTTTCTGTGCGCGATCCGAATGTGACGCGGGCAATCGACAGCCTCGTGCTGAAATTCGGGAAGGAAACGAACGCGACGACGAGCAAGGCGTTGGGCAAAGCCTTGAAAGAGCTTCGCGAAGAGATACGGGCGGGCCTCGATGCGGGCGAGGCGATCCGCGAGCTGACGAAGCGTGTGGAGAAGGTGTTCGATCACGCATCGAAGTTCCGGGCACAGCGGATTGCGATGACGGAGAGCAGCCGCGCGGTGCACCTGGGGCAGCAACTCGGGGCGGAGGCGTCGGGAGTGGTCGTGGGCAAGCAATGGCTGGCGAGCAGCGATGGCTGCAAGGACTGCATGTTGCTCAATGGCCGGCAGATCAGGCTCGCCGAGAGTTTTGAGCATCACGCGGAGCCGGGGCCGTACTCTGAGACGCCGTTTCCGCCGGCGCATCCTAATTGCCGGTGCGATATGATCGAGGTGATAGGTCGGGCGCGGAGCCTGGTGCGGCGTCGAGGCTCGGAGGCTGCGCGTAGCCTGCGCCATTTTGCCCCAAATTTTCGATTGGCAGTATGATGGCCCCCGGCGAGGCGGCGGCTTAGAACGCAAATGAGAAGGAGTTACGAGATGGCGAAACAGAAACAATCGGGCCTGGTCGAGGGCCCTCTCGGATTCCCGATGCGCGAGGAGGCTGCGCGGGAGATCGACGAGCTGCTGAAGGTGCAGCCGACCGGCGAGGAGTACGAGTACCGGCATCTGTCGGTTGCGGCCGACGAGGTGAAGACTGACGAGGAGGCGCGGACGGACACGAGTTTCATCATGACGGACGCGCTGGATCGCGACCGCGAGGTTGTGCTGCCGGGCGGCGGAGACTTCGCGCAGTTTCGGAAGAATCCCGTGGTCACGTTCGCGCACCGTTACGACGAGCTGCCTGTCGGGCGGGCGCTGTGGCTGAAGCGCGACGAGCAGAATGGCCGGGCGGGCATCCTCGCGAAGACGCAGTACGCTGCGAAGCCGAAGGATTGGGGCGACGCGCCTTGGCAGCCGAGCGCGGTGTGGGCGCTGGTGCAGCAGGGGGTTCTCAAGGGCAAGTCCATCGGCTTCCTGCCGACGCAGGTGCGGCCGCCGACTGAGAAGGATTTGAAGGCCCGGCCGGACTGGGCGAACGTGCGAAGCATCGTCTCCAAGTGGCTGCTGCTCGAGTACGCGGTGGCGCCGGTGCCGAGCAATCCCGACGCGCTGGTGCAGAGCATCGGGAAGGGGCTGGAGGTGCCGGAGTCGATGCTCGAGGCGATGGGAATGATGATCCCGATGAATACGGAGAAGAGTGATCCACAGATTTCGCAGATTTCACAGATTCAGAAGCCACCAGAGAAGGGGGTGGCGTTCGTGACGGAGGGGGCGTATCGCAAGGCGATGGCTGGGCGGGATCCGGTGGCGGCCTTGCGCGGAATTGATATTGATGCGGCTGTGCGTGACGAGCTGGATCGTCGTCGCGGCCGTGTGTGAGATAGAGAGTAGCACAGGCCTCCGGCCTGTGACATTACACAGCCGAGACGGCTGTGCCACATTGGATGCCGGCGGCGGAGCCGCCAGGCGCTCGAGGCTGGGGCCGCTGAAGGAGCGGCAGGCCGGAGATCGCCGGGGACGGCAGTTGCGGGACGGCGACAGAAACACAGCCGGGACGGCTGTGCCACTAACAGAGAGGAGAATCAGATGAAATGGCTGATATTGCTCAAGGCGTGGAATGACCAGGCTGAGGGCGCAAAAATACAGGTGAGCGACGCGGACGCGAAGACGCTGGTCGCCGACGGCACGGCCCGCGAGTGCACCGATGCGGAGAATCCGGAAACGAAGGCGGCCGACGAGATGGGCGCGCGTCTGGGCAAGGCCGTTGCCGACGCGGTGGAGATCGCCGTCGATGGTGCGGTGCAGAAGCTGTCCAACTTCAAGGTGCCCGTGACGGTCAAGGACTCGGAGGCGGAGGCCCGTGGCGGGTTCGAGGACTTCGGCGAGTTTGCGATCGCGGCGAAGGCGTTCGGCAAGGGTAACATCGACGACCGGATCGCGAAGATCATCTCGGTGAAGGCACCGACGGGGATGAGCGAGGGCGTGGACTCGGACGGCGGGCTGCTGGTGCCGCCGGAGTTCTCCCAGCGGATTCTTGACAAGGTTTTCAATCCGGTCGACTTGATCGGGCGGACGGACAGCCTGACGATTCGCGGCAACTCGATCCGCATCCCGATGGAGAACGAATCGAGCCGCGCCGACGGCTCGAGGCACGGCGGGACGCGCGGCTATTGGGTGGAGGAGGCGCGCTCGAAGACGGCCAGCAAGCCGACGTTCACGTACGCGAACCTCCGGCCGAAGAAAATGGCGGTCCTGATCTACGCGACCGACGAGCTGATCGAGGATTCGTCCATCGCCCTGGCGACCTACCTGACGAAGAAGGCGGGCGACGAAATATCGTTCGTGACTAACGCCGCGCTGATGGCCGGGACGGGCGCCGGGATGCCGCTTGGCATTCTGAACGCGCCGTGCCTGGTGTCGGTCGCGAAGGAAGTGGGCCAGGCGGCCGACACACTCGTCAGCGAGAACATCATGAAGATGTGGTCGCGGATGTTCGGCCCATGCCGACAGAACGCGATCTGGCTGATCAACCAGGAGTGCGAGCCGCAGCTCATGACGATGACGATCAACGTGGGCACGGGTGGCATCCCGGTCTACATGCCCGCCAACGGCCTGAGCGAGCGGCCCTACGCGCTGCTGATGGGGCGTCCGGTTCTGCCGTGCGAGTGGAGCGAGGCGCTGGGCGACCAGGGCGACATCGCTCTGTGCGACTGGAGCCAGTACCTGAGTGTGACGAAGGGCGCGATCAAGACGGCGATGAGCATCCACCTGCGGTTCGATTACGACGAGACGGTTTTCCGGTTCGTCTTCCGGGTGGACGGCCAGCCGTGGTGGCCGCTGCCTCTGACGCCCTACAAGGGTGCCGCAGCCAACACGCTGAGCCCGTTCGTGGTGCTCGACGACCGCGCGTAACAGTAGCACGGGCTTCCAGCCTGTGAAACAAAACACAGACACAGCCGAGACGGCTGTGCTACAAAAAGCAGGAGAAAAATAATGCCAGAGTTTTTGAAGAATCATCACGTGGTCGCGGCGATCACGGAGACGAATGCCACGCAGGTGAATATCACCGGCGGGCAGTCGGGCGACTGGATCAGCATGAAGGGCTACCAGAAGCTGCAGTTCCTGATCCTCACGGAGGCGTGGGCGGCGGGGACGAGCGCGATCACGCTGCAGCAGGCCACGAACATTGCCGGCGGGAGCGCGAAAGCGCTGACGTACGCCAAGCACTGGGTTTCGACGACCTATCCGTCGGAGGCGGCGCCGCTGTGGGTGCAGACGGCGGGCACCCTGACGCTGCCGAACACGGCGAACCAGGCGTATCTGATCGAGGTCGATGCGGACAGCCTGGACGCGGACAACGGGTTCGACTGCGTGCAGATCGTGTTCGGCACGCCGGGTGCGAACGCCGACTATCTGCAGTGTCCGGCGATCCTGAGCGAGCCGCGATACGGCGGCCTCGAGTCTCAGATGGTCGATCCGGTGGCGAACTGAAACTAACCCTTGAGCCCCTCCTCCGCCTGGGGGAGGGGCAACCAGGAAACAGAAACTGAAAGGAGTGAAACAATATGGGTGGAAGACCAGTGGCAGCAAGCCGGTGGCTTGGCGGGCAATTGTCCGTCTACCCGATGAACGTTCGCGGCGCCGAGTACTGCGTGGATAGCGTGAACGGGAGCGACAATAACACCGGCAAGGACTGGGATAATGCCAAGGCGACGATCGCGGCTGCTGTGCTGCTATGCGCGGCCAACAAGGGCGATCACATCTGGCTGGCGCCGGGGCATTACGAGGATCTGGCCGACGCGCAGATCGATCTGGCTACGGCCGGGATCACCATCGCGGGCGTTCCCGACGCGGTCGGCAGCGACATCCCGCGCATCGATTTCAATCACGCGAACTCGAGCGTGAATCTCGGTGCGGACAATATCATCCTGCGGAACATCGCGTTCCGGCCGGGCATCACGGACGTGCTGATCGGCGTGGACATCGAGACGCTTTCGACGGGTTGCGTCGTCGAGGAGTGCGAGTTCCTCGAGGGCGAGAACGCGGCCGACGAGTTCATCACGGCGGTGGACCTCAAGCTGGGCTGTGACGACACGATCGTGCGGCGGAACACGTTCCGCACGAAGGCGGCAGCCGCAGGCTGCACGCTCGGCGTTTCGCTGCCGGCGGCATCTGCGCGTGTGGAGGTGACCGACAATCTGTTCGTGGGCAATTACTCGACGGCCGCCATTGGCGGCGCGGGCATTTGCACCGAGATGCTCATCGAGGGCAACCGCATGAAAGTCAAGGACGGCGAGCCGGGGATCGAGCTGCCGGGCACGGCGACCGGGATCATCAACGGCAACAGGATCGAGTCGACGGGCCTGGCAAATCCCGATGCGGCAATCGTGGCTGCGGATTGCTCGTGGTTCGACAACCAGGTTGTGGTGGCGGACGGCGCCGCGCCGGAACTGGTCGGGACGGCGACCGAGACGGCGATGCCGATAGGCAGCGTCTTCTGGGTCTTCAAGCAGCTCATCTCCAGCAACATCATCGTCGCGGGTGTCGATGTTACCGGAGTGGCGGCAGGTGGCGAGATCGCAATTGAGGACTGGATCGTCAAGACCAATGGTATCGGCCTGGCGGGTGGGACGAACTTCGAGTTGACCACCAACAACGCGCGAGGCGAGGTGGCGGCGGGCTTCGGGGTCGAGACAGTCGCAAACCTGGGGGCACTCAAAACGGTCGATAAGGCCGGGGCGACAGTCACCGGCCAGAACACTGTGCTCGAGGTCGGTAAGAAAGTCATTGCGGAATGCACCGTCGCGCCTTGCACCGGCGCCGGGACCATCGATGTGTATCTCAAGTGCAGGCGGCTGGCGGCGGGCGCCACGCTCGTGGCTGCGTAAGAACGATTCGGCAACGGGGCGGGCCTCCCCGCCCCGCAGATTGGAGGAATTATGGCACATGCTGGTGACATGACATGCGTCGAAACGCATTACAAGCTCGGGAACGTCCGCAAGCTGACGTTCGATTTCGTTTTCGACTCGACCGACGGCGTGCCGGACAATCGCGACATCGTGGCGAAGTTCGAGGGGCGGCTGCTGAAGCTGGTGACGAATCCCGGTGCACCGGCGCCGGTGGCCAACTACGATATTGTGCTGAATGACCAGAACGGCCACGACGTGCTGGAGGGGGTCGGCGCGAACCGGCACACGGCCAATACCGAGACGGCAAGCATCGTGTTCGCGGGCACGGGCACGCATCCGGTGATCGACGAGACGGACACCCTGACGTGGGTGATCACGAATACGACGACCAATTCGGCGGCGCTGCACATCGAGCTGTACTACGCGCTGGGTGCGTGACCTAGCACAGGCCTCCGGCCTGTGACAGGACACAGCCGGGACGGCCGTGCTACTGAGGTGATCATGACTGAGAAACCGATTCGCGAGCGGCTGGCCTGCATCGAGGCGAACACGGAGAACCTGACGAAGCAGGTCGACAAGCTCGACACGAAGATCGACGGGCTGGACAAGAAGTTTGATCGGTTCGTCGAGCGGCACGACGAGAAGTGTCCGGGCCGGTTCAGCCTGCTGGGGGTTGTCGCCCTGGTGGCGGCCCTCATCGCGATTCTGAAATCATTCTTGGGAAAGGGATAAGCGCAAATGAACTATGAGAAACTGAAACCTGAAATCCAAAACGACCCGCTGAAGCTCGGATATGCAGGGATGACCGATGAGGATGTTGCGGGAGCATTAAATGTCATTAATCGCATCATCACACGCCGAGCATCGGTGACGAAATATGCTTTCGTCGATCTCCTGGGCCTCCCGCGCGCAGGCGAACTGTGGGCGAAGATTCA